TATTCAGAGCAACTATTTTGTTATATTTATAACAAATTGCCTTGTGGTACAAATACACACTAACTAAGTTATATATATATGAGTAAGGAAATAAAGCTTAAAGTTCCTGCAACGCAGGCAGATATTGAACTATGGAAATATCAAAAGTATGCTAAGATAGTACAAGATGCAGAAGGAGATTTAGCAGAGGATTTTATCCGAGCTAAGATACTTGAAATATTTTGCGGTGTAAGTCTAAAGGAAGCTTATAACCTTCCGTTGAAAGAATTAGATGGCGTGGTAACCCACGTATTGGGTTTAATGTCTGAAAAGGCTAAACTGCAAAGACGGTTTACAATGACTGATCCAAACGGAGATACTGTTGAATTTGGTTTTATGCCAAATATGGATGAGATGTCTTTAGGGGAATATATAGATTTAGAAAAGTATGTTTCAGATTGGGGTACTATGCATAAAGCTATGTCGGTATTGTACCGCCCTATAGTTGTTGGAAAAGGGGAGTTCTATGATATAGAACCTTACAAGGGGTCGGACAAGTATTCCGAAATAATGAAGGACTCACCCATCACTGTTGCTTTAGGTGCTATGGTTTTTTTTTACGATTTAGGGAAAGAATTATCGAGAATTACGAAGCACTTTTTGGATCAGGAAATTCTGGAGAAGCTCAAGTGGGAATTGGACAATCCTTCGGAGTCAAGTGGGGATGGTATCAATCAGTCTATGCACTTGCTGAAGGGGATGTCAGAAGATTTGAAGAAGTTACAGAACTCGGAGTCCACCAATGTTTAATGTGGCTAGAGTTCGAGAAAGAGAAAAATGAATTAGAAGCAGAAAGAATAAAAAAAGCATATAAGCAATGAGAACAGTATATCAAGTGTTAGATAAAATAAAGAGTAAGTTAAGGTCCTCCCCTAACATACAGACAGTATCTTTTGGTGACTTTTTTGATATAGACCTCAACAAGACAAGTATATTCCCTATCGCCCATATTGGGCTAGGAAACACCTCTATTCAGGAACATAAACTTGAGGTGGGAATAAACCTTATATTGCTCGATATAGTAGATGACAATAGGGACCCAAGCACAGAAGACGAATTTTACGGTAACAACAACCTCCAAGATATCCTAAACACTCTGTTGGCGGAAGCCAACATCTTAGTGTCAGACCTGAGAAGGGGAAGTGCTTACGATGAGCTTTTTGAGGTGGAAAGCAATATATCTGCAGAACCGTTTTTAGATAGATTTGAGAACCAGCTTGCAGGCTGGTCTCTCAATATCGCAGTATCATTTCCTAATAACGATATAAGTATTTGCTGATGGGACCTAATGTACAAGGAACATTACGTAGTATTGCTAATGAGCTTATCCAAGATATGGTTAACCAAATAAGCGCAGAAGATAAAGTTGCTAGTGGTACGTTGAGAAATTCCTTTAAGTCAGAGCCGACTAAACAGGGTATTGGTATTAAGAATGAAGCTAGATCTGCAGAGGGATACAATTACTCATCTAATGTGGATTTAGGTAGAAGTCCTGGTAAGTATGTTCCTATACAGCCTTTAGTTCGTTGGGCATCTATTAGAAATATTGTTCCAAAGAACAATAGGTCGTTAACACAATTTGCTTTTGCGGTAAGTAAAACATTAATGGCTAGAGGTTATCAAGGGATAAACTTTTCTGCTAAATCATTTCTTAAGTCACAGGATATGATAACAAGAAGAATAGGAGACGCTTACCTAAAAGACCTAGAAGAAGAATTAGAGAGAGAAATACCAAATCTTAAGTAAAACAAAAAACTATGTCAAATTTATTACTACGTTCACCTCAATATATAAGTGTAAGTAGCGCAGCTTCTGCAAAGCTAACTATAACTATTGATGGTACGCTTAGATATACGATAATCAAGAACGCTATAAACAGTAGAGTTGTATTTGAAATATCAGAACTGTGTAGAGATTACATAGAACACTCTTTTACACAATCTAATCCAGCAGAGACAATAACCATTGCCACACAAAGGTTTAGATATACAGAAGCTAATGGCGGAGGTACAGAGACCGATTTAGGTACATCAACATTCACAGGTTATGATGGATATGGATTATTTACAGGTAGTGTAAACCCAACAATAAGCACATCACAAATACCACTTCAATCTAATACAGACATTTACTTACCACCAAGTACTGCTTCTTATATACCTGTAAATTATGGCGATGGTTCTTTTGAGACATCAGCAGCAGCAACAGACGGAACTAAATACTATATACCTAGCCCATCAGACCCACAATATACTTTTACAATACGCACAATATGCGACACAAAGTTTGGTTCATCTAAGATTACCTTTTTAAATAGATTCGGTGCGTTACAAGAGATGTACTTCTTCCATAAGTCATCAGAAGATATAACCACGACTAGCGAAAGCTACAAGAGAAATATATTTGACTACGCCAATACTAATTACAGTAGTACCGACCATCAGATGCAGAAGTTTAATACTAATGCCACAAAGAAAACAACACTAAACACGCCCTTTGTTGCAGAACAATACAATGAGGCGATAGAAGAGTTAATGCTTAGTGAGTATGTATGGCTAACTCAAGGAAGTGTAACTCACCCTGTTACACCATCTACGAAATCACTAAGATTCAAAACATCTGTAAACGACAAGTTAGTTCAATACACTATTGAATTTGACCATACTTCAAGTGTGATAAACAATGTTAGATAATGAATAAAGTTTTATTGTACATAAAGGATTCTGATGGCACTTTTCAAGAGGTTGACCTATTTAAAGATGAAACTATAACTGTAACATCTAAGATACAGGACATAAGGGATGTTTCTAAGATATTTACTGACTTCTCTCAATCCTTTACGCTTCCAGCGTCAAAGAAGAACAATAAAATATTTAAGCATTTTTATAATTACAATATATCTGTAGGTGCATTTGATGCTAGAAAAAAGGTTGATGCAATAATAGATATAAATTATATACCATTTAGGCAAGGAAAGATATTCCTTAATGGTGTTAAAATGAAGGACAACATACCTTTCTCCTACAGCATAACATTCTTTGGGGATACAGTAAATCTAAAGGATGCGTTAGGAGATGATGAGCTGAGTGTCCTTGACTTATCGGCATTTGACCACGATTATGATTCAGATGCGGTAGAAGCAGGACTTACGACTGGTATTAACTTTAATGGTAACACTACCTCAATAATATACCCCCTTATAACGCACACTAAAAGACTTTACTTTAACTCCGACACTAACCACAACTCCGATACTCTTATAGGGGATTTATCTTATCACGAAAACAATTCGCATAATCAAGCTGCTGCATTAACATTTGATGACTTAAAACCAGCTATAAAGGTAACTGACATAATTGATGCTATCGAGGCAAAATCTTCTTACGGATTAGCATTTGCGTCTGGTTCTGCTAACAACTTCTTTGAGAGTACAGCTATAAGCAATCTGTATCTTTGGTTAAGTAAAACAAAAGGTGTTTTAGGTGGTGGTAGCGCAGAATCCACTAAGGTTATTGGAGACTGGGTTCACGATGGAACAACAGCCGACGTTTGGGATATAGACCCATCTAACGGACAAAACTTATCATTGGATGGCTTTTATTTTCCTTATCCACAGGCAAGCGTTAAGTCGACAATTACCATCACACCTTCTTCTGGTTATACAAACATTGAATATTCAATAGAGATGCTTGTAGATGGAACGGTTGTGTCTACTGTATCAAGCGTAAAAGGTACAAACGCACTTATACACACAGAGACCGTAGCAGATTTATTAGATATTATTACACCAGTAGTAACCTTTAGAGTCAAATCAAAACAAGTACTTGCGTTTACACCATTCTTAAAAACAGAAGTTACTGGCTCTGGTTTAAATCAAAGAGGAGACTATGATTGCTCTCCACAAAGTGTAGTTTCATCTATAATTGTGTCTGATCAAATGCCAAAGATGAAAGTAATAGACTTTTTGACTGGGCTGTTTAAGTTATTTAACCTTACCGCATTTATAGAACAAGATAGAAATGATGCTAATTACGGTAAAATAAAGGTGATGACACTCGATGATTTTTATAACCATTCATCATCACATACATTTGACATTACTAAATATGTTCACTCACCTGAAACAAACATTGAATCTACTATACCGTTTAGCGAAATAGACTTTGAATACAAAGAAGGAAAAACGCTTCTAATGAAGCAACATAAAGAAACCTTCAATGATGAGTTTGGAAATGAAGAGTTTATGCCAACGGGCGTAGATAGAGGTAAACCATATAAAGTTACTGTTCCGTTTGAGCATTTTAAGTTTGAACGATTAATTGATGAGGACGCATCTGGTGTAGGTAAGACTCAAATACAATGGGGATATTCAGCAGGAGAAAACTTTAAGCCAATAGAAAACCCAAAGACAGGTCAACCATCTGCTAATTACGAACCTGTTCTTACAGCACCAATGCTTTTTTATGGTATTAGAATAACAAACATTACGGAAGATGAGGGTATAAACTTTAATGGCACTACTCACGATGAATTACTAAACTACTGGAAACCCTCTAATACAAACGAAACTGGGACTAACGATATAGATGAATATACCGAGAACGGAACTACAACGTCAACATCAAGCGGTAAACTTGTAGATAGTGGTAAGACATTTACTACAAGCATCACCCAAAATAGCGATGGTAATTACGATAACTATTTTGTAAAGAATACTGATGATACTACATTGACTAAAATAACCGCTGTTGATAGCGACACTACACTTTCTTTAGCTGACGATATATTCGTTAGTGGAGAAGATTACATTATATACAAAGCCCCAGAATATACATTGAACTTTGATAACGAAATTGATGAATGGAGTTTTACCGATTATGGCGGTCAATCTAATTCCCTGTTCAAGAACTTTTATAAAACATACATAGAAGATGCGTTCAATGCAAAGAAGCGAATATTTAAGCTAACTGCACAATTACCAAATAAAGTATTGCTTAACTATAAATTAAATGATAGATTTCAAGTTGGAGATAAAGTATTCACTATAAACTCAATAGACACGAACTTGAGAACAGGTGAATCTAAACTAGAATTATTAAACGTATTATGATAAAGGATATTTTAGACTTATTGAAGTTAGATGATTACTATGGTATGTCACCTCATATTGACATAGCCAAAGGAAAGTACCAAGCACCCAGGACAATAAAAGAAGCACTTAATAAAACAAAAAGATGGCAGCACAATCAGAATACTTAATTAATATAAAAGTAATAGATGGTAAGGCTCAAGCTAGTGTAGATGGGCTTACTAAGGGTTTTGTAGATTTAGATACTGCATTAAACAAAGTAAAGGTTTCTACCGCACAGGCTAGTACAGCTACAGATGACTTTGGTAAGAAAAACTTAGATATGATGTCTAAGGCTGGCCTTGCAGGGGCCACCCTTACTGAGGTTGGTAGGACCATATCGGATATGCCCTACGGTATTAGAGGTGTTGCTAACAACTTATCGCAGTTATCTACTTTATTTATTACCCTTGTATCTACTACAGGCGGTTTAACAAATGCAATAAAGCTATTAAAGATGCAATTAGCGGGACCGCTCGGTGTTGTATTAGCGTTTCAAGCTGCATTAGCTGCATTAGATTACTTTGCTGGTAGAACAAAAAGTGCTACTGATGAACTAGATAAGCTTGGAAATAGATTTGGTGAATCTGCTACTAAATTAATGTCATATCAACAGGTGCTTAATGATTCAACTATATCCGAAAAAGAGAAAAAGCACGTAATAGCAGAAGTTAAAAAGGAGACAGGTGATTTAAACGTAGAACTAGATGCTAATAATCAACTTACATCAGAGTCAACTAGGTTATTAGATAAAAATATAGACAAGCTCTTAGAGCAAGCTGAAGTTAGAGCTGTTTTAGATAGACTTACTGAATTAAATAGTGACAAGTTAAAATTAGAGTATAAACTGCGCCAAGAATTAGGTAGTGAGTATTCTATGTTTATAAACACATTAAACGCAGCAGGTCGTGTTGTGGGAAGTGGTGGTGGTCTTGTTGGTGCTTTAGGTTTAGATAAAGTAGAAAATTTAAAAGGAGATATAGGCGAGATTGATACAGAAATAGCCGACCTTCTAAAGTCATTAAGAGGTAAAAGTTTAGATGTATTCAAGGACTTCAAAAAAGGGGGTAAATCTAGGCAGATTATAGATGACTTTAACAAGTGGTGGACAAAACAGATGGATGGTTTAACTGTTGCTCAGTCTATAGGCTTTATGGATCAAATCGAAAATGAAAGATTCCAAAGGTCTAACGGTGTGAATATGATGATTGACGATAGAAAGAAAAAGGAGAAAAAAGCCCTTGATGCTGGCATTATAAGTCAAGAAGAGTATAACTTTAGAATATTAGAATTAGAGTATCTACAAACAGAGAAACTTAAGCAAATAAACAACGAGACCACCCAAGCTATAGCGGAGTTTAGATTCGAAAATCTTATGAAGGGTATGGAAGCTGTTTCTCAGCTTAACGATGCGTTCTCTGATGCTGAAATATCTAGAGAGGAAAGGAAAACTGTTTTGATGAATAATCAACTTAAGGAAAGATTAAGAGGTGAAAATTTATCAGCAAAAGAAAGGGAAAGCATCAATGCACAGATAGAGAAAAACGAAGAAAACCTACAAAAGAAGAGAGATAAATTAGCCGAAAGACAATTTAAAATACAAAAAGCAATGAATATTGCTAATGCCTTAATTGAAACTTATAGAGGGGCGCAACTAGCGTATACATCTCAATTAATACCAGGAGATCCAACAACCCTTCTTAGAGCGCAAATAGCTGCAGGTGTGGCTACAGCACTAGGTCTTGCTAATGTCGCTGCGATTGCTAGACAGCAATTTGTCCCATCGGCACTTGGTGGTGGAGCTGGAGCAGGAAGTGGCGGTGCAGGTTCTGGTAGAACAATTGAAGCCCCAGACTTTAATGTGGTAGGTGCGTCACAGACTTCTCAATTAGCGGAAACTGTTGCTGGTCAACAAGCAAAGCCAGTAAAGGCATTTGTTGTTGGAAAAGATATATCAACACAACAAGAGCTTGATAGGAATATAACTAACACCGCATCATTCGGATAAGAACAAAAAGCAACTTAATAAGTTATTTATATATGGAAGAAATAAAAGTAATCGAGCTTATAATTGACGAGGAAAATGAAATCAGCGGAATAGACGCTATTTCAATCGTAGACGACCCTGCAATACAAGAGGACTTCATTATGCTTAGTTCTCAAGAGGTAAAGTTAGCAGAAGTAGATCAAGAGAAGAAGATTCTTATGGGTCCTGCTCTAATTCCTAATAAAAAGATATACCGAATAAGCGGAGATGATGAATACTATATTTATTTCTCTGAAGATACCGTCAGAAAAGCCTCAGAGCTTTTCCTGACTAAAGGATATCAGAATAATGCTACTTTAGAACACGATGGAGACCTAGAAGGCTTATCTGTTGTAGAATCTTGGATTATAGACGACACAAATCAAGACAAGTCAAGAAAATACGGCTTTGACCTGCCTAATGGCACTTGGATGGTGTCTATGAAGGTGTATGACGACTCAGTATGGTCAGATTACGTTAAAACAGGAAAAGTAAAGGGCTTCAGCATCGAAGGACACTTCGCTGATGCTATGGAAAGACCTAAAGAGCAACTTCCTGAGTATGGAGCAGAAGAACTAGAGGCGTTATCACTCATAGAAGAGCTTACAGAGGCTTTAGACGTTGAATTACGGACTTATAATGATTATCCTAAGGGTGCTAGAGAAAACGCACGTAAGGTCCTTGATTGGAGGAATAGATATGGTCGTGATGAAGTAAAAGGAATGACTAGGGTGGGCTGGCGAAGAGCTAATCAGCTCGCTAATGGTCAAAAAATAAGCCGTTCAACGATTGCTAGGATGGCTTCATTCAACAGACACCGCAGAAATGCAACTATAGACCCAGACTTAAGGGGAACGCCTTGGAAAGATAAGGGATATGTTGCTTGGCTAGGCTGGGGAGGTACTGAAGGTGTTAATTGGGCTATCCGTAAGATGAAACAATTCAGAAGAGGTGAGTTTGCATCTATGGTTATTGACGAGAACACTGCTGTAATAGATGACCGCCTTGCATACGCAACAAAGGAACTTGCAGAGAAAGCTGCTGAAGACATTGGATGTCAGGGACACCACGAACACGAATTTGAGGGCAAAACCTGGTATATGCCCTGTGAAAAGCACAATCTAGCAGAGGTAGGACCAAAGGGTGGCATAAAAAGTTCTCCTAAAGCTCCCAAATCGGACACTCCGAACCCTAGACCAAAGGGTGAGGGGTCCGCAAAAGGTGATGCATCAGGAAAGACGGGTGCTAAGGTCTCCCAAAAAGACCGTGCATCCCTTCAAAAGAAAGCAGACGAGTTTAACGAGAAGTACAAAGAGAAACTAGGCTACGGAGTGACTGTAGGAGTATTATCTTCTGTATTTCAGAGAGGTTTAGGGGCGTTCAATACTTCCCATTCTCCAAATGTTAAGTCAGCATCTCAATGGGCGCACGCAAGAGTGAATGCATTTATGTACTTAGTCAAGAATGGTCGTCCTGAGAATGCAAAATATACTACAGATTACGATTTATTACCAAAGAAGCATCCTAAATCAAGCAAATGAGAAGAAGAAGGTATGTAACAGCATCAAACTCTAGCCCTGTAGGAGGGCGTAGAGGTTGTTTATGTCGAGACGGAAGGACATATAGCAGAAAATGCTGTGACGGATCGCTTCTTGCTCAAGGTATAGGGTCTATAAGTTTGGTAGAAGATACTTCTAACTTTTGGGAGAATATAAACAGAAACTGGGAGGCTGAAGATAATAATTGGGACCTTTCCTAAAAATACAACAAACATATAATTATTAAGTTAAATAATTAGTTAATTATTGTTTAACCTTATTAATTCGTATATGAAAGCTAACGAAATTGTAGAGCGATTCAAGAACGTTTTGCTTAGTACTGAAACTAAAGAAGAGACTGCTGAAGAGCAAGCTCCTGTAGTTGAAGACCAAGTAGAATTGTCTGAGGAAGCTAAAGACATCAAAGTTGACGCTGCTGAGGAAGTTAAAGAAACTGAAGAAGTTGAAATGACTGAAGAGCTAGAAGAAACTGAAGAAGTCGAAGAAGAAGTAGTGGAAGAAGAAGATAAAACGGATATGTATGTTACTAAAGAAGACCTTGCTAAAGCTATGGCTGAAGTAAAAGGTATGATTGAAGAACTTACTGCGCAGAAGGAAGAAGAATTGGAAGTTCCAACTGAACTATCAAATCAAGAGCCTGCCGTGGAGCCGTTATCTCACAGTCCAGAAGCAGAGGTGTCTAAGAAACCAACACACCTATTTGCACAAAATAGAAGTAAATCAACCCTTGACAGAGTAATGTCAAAAATAACAAACAATTAAAATAAAATAAAATGCCAAATCCAACTATTACTAGTTCATACGCAGGCGAATTTGCTGGCAAGTATTTAGCTGCTGCACTTTTATCTGCTGATACCTTAGACCAAGGTACTATTACTATTCTGCCTAACGTAAAGTATAAGGCAGCTATGAAAGTAGGTGCTTTTACTGATCTAGTTCGCTCTGCGGACTGCGATTTTGACGCAAGCACATCTGCAATGACTCTAACGGAGAAAGTACTTACTCCTGCTGAGTTGCAAGTAAACCTACAAATCTGTAAAAAAGAATTACACTCTGACTGGGAAGCTGCTCAGATGGGTTATTCTGCTTTTGATAACCTACCTCCACTATTCTCTGATTTTGTAATCGGACAAGTAGCTGCTGAAGTTGCTAAAGCAACTGAAACTTCTATCTGGAGTGGTTCTGCTGGAGAAGGGTCTTTCGATGGCTTTGAAACTCTACTTACTGCGGATGCAACTGTTGTAGATGTTACTGCTGTAGCTATTGATTCATCTAACGTAATTGCACAATTAGGTGCTGTCGTTGATGCTATCCCAACTTCCGTCTACGGAAAAGAAGACTTAACTTTATATGTATCTTCTAACATCGCAAGAGCTTATGTTCGTTCGCTTGGTGGATTCGTTGCTACTATCGGTGGTGCAGGTACAGATAACAAAGGTTCTCAGTGGTACAACGGTGGTCAACTTTCTTTTGAAGGTATCAACGTAGTTGTAGCTAAAGGACTTGCTGACAACACTGCTGTTGCAGCTCAGAAATCTAACTTATTCTTCGGAACAGGTCTATTAGATGACAGAAACGAAGTTAAGTTGATTGATATGGCTGATATCGATGGTTCACAAAATGTTCGTGTAGTTATGCGCTATACTGCAGGTGTACAGTTCGGAATCGGTTCTGATATCGTTCTTTATTCTTAATAAACTGAAACATTAATCTAAAAGGGTAGGTAAGCCTTAGAGCCTACCTGCCCTTTTTTTAATACTTAAATAATTATGGCTTGTGATTTAACTAGAGGTAGAAAAGAACCTTGTAAAGACGTAGTAGGCGGTATAAAAGCTGTTTATTTTACTGATTTTGGTGATCTCGGAACTGTATCTTATACAGATGCTCCTAATGGAGATTACGAAATCGCTACTCTTTCAGGGACTTTTGATGCCTATAAATATGACGTAAAAGGAAACTCTTCTCTTGAGCAAACTATCAATGCTTCTCGTGAGAATGGAACTTCTTTTTATGAGCAAACACTTAACCTAACCCTACACAAATTAAGCAAAGAAGACCACAAAGAAATTAAAATTTTAGCTGCTGGTCGTCCTCATATTGCTGTTGAAGATTACAACGGTAATGTAATGATGGTAGGTTTAGAACACGGTGCTGACGTATCTGGCGGTACAATCGTAACTGGTGCTGCTATGGGAGACCTTAGTGGATACACACTTACTTTTACCGCACAGGAAACTGCTCCTGCTAATTTCTTGGCTTCACCAACTGCTGGTGACCCATATGCTGGAACTGCAACAAATGCGACTATAGTAGTAGGAACTAACTCTTAAACATAGTAGGTTCTTAAACGCAATAGGCCTCACCTTTACGGTGGGGCTTTTTTGTAAACAAATAACGCTCCTTTAAGTTATATATATATGAAAGTATTACTTCCATCTACTGACGAGCAAATAATTAAGATTATACCAAGAACTTATGTCGAGGCTAGTGATCTTAGTTTAGTTATAACAAGGGACGGAACTGGTGAAACGGAAACATTAACGAGTCTTACCTCAACCATTGACGGTAACTACATAAGCATCCCTTGCACTTTTTCAATACTTTCTGAAGGTAGTATCTATTTTATGGAGCTTAAACAAGGCTCTACACTGTTGTTTAGGGATAAAGTTTATGTTACGGCACAGACCGATAGAACGCAAAAACATACACTAAACACAGGTAAATATACAGAGCATAGTGCTGCTCCTACTGGAGAAAAATATATAACAATATAATATGCCTAGAAAGAATAAACCGACAGGAACAATTAGAGTAGTAAACCTACAGGGATATACTATTCCTGAAATTAAGGAGGACTACAGAAATGATTGGGTTACCTACGGACAAGATAATAATTACTTTGGGGACTTGATTGATAATTACCTGAGTAGCCCAACAAACTCTTGCTGTATCAATGGTATTGTAGATATGATTTACGGAAGGGGACTGAGTGCAACAGACAGTGAAGAAAAACCTGAGATGTTTGCTCGTTTCAAAATGATACTGAAAGATGAAGAGGTAAAAAAGATAGTAAATGATTATAAATTACTTGGCCAAGGTGCTGTTCAGGTTGTTTACAATAAGAGTAAGACTAGAATTACTTCTCTTACGCATTTCCCTATGGAAACGCTAAGAGCAGAAAAAGCAGACGAAGGAAAGATAAAGGCATATTACTACCACCCTAAGTGGAGTGAATACAAGCCATCCGACAACCCAAAGAGAATACCTACATTTAGCAACGGAAAAGATAATGAGCTTAGAGAACTTTATATTATTAAACCGTATAGACCAGGGTTCTATTACTATGCTCCTGTAGACTATCACGGATGTTTACAATACTGCTCACTAGAAGAAGAGGTATCTAACTACCACATAAACAATATTCTTAACGGTCTACAGCCATCACTCTTAATAAACTTCAACAATGGAGTTCCTGATGAGGAGGCTCAACAATTAATTGAAAGCAAAATCCAAGATAAATTCGGAGGGACATCTAACTCAGGTAAATTCATTTTAGCGTTCAATGAAGACCCAGACCGTCAAGCTGACATAGAGCCTATACACCTCCCAGATGCACACGCACAGTATCAGTTCCTTGCTGATGAGGCTCGTGAGAAAAT